AAAACAATAATTCAGAAGATAATTATGACACTGTATCCATGTGGATGGACGATGAAGGGCTCCTAACCGGCAAAGCTCCTAACTTCTATGCCGCTATTGTGTCCCAAATCTTTCCTCATTTGGTAGGTAACGCAGTATTGTTCCGTACAGATGACATGGGTGAAACTGTTGATGTTACAGTCAACGATATCGGTATGGTCTTATCTCGTATTAATGATGCTAATGGACCCGGAGATGCCGATGATTTGTATATGTAATCCTGATCCTGAAGATGACGAAGATGAAATCTTTGATCTTGAAGATGATGTTCATTATGATGATGAGGGTCAACCTGACTGGTTGACAGAGTGGCATGATTTTGACCCCGAATGTTAAAAACCCTCTTGACGATCTTCAATGTGAAGATTATTATATTGAACCACCTTGGGATGACATCAATGAAAATCCAGTCCCCGTAGTATTTGAAGAAGACAAGGACAGTTAATATGACTGAAGAAGATCCTAACTTTACGTTGGGTGAAATGATCCGAATGGCTCGACTTGATCACTTGGCTAGAGACTTTGCTTCTACTAAGCAAAAGGCTCGTCTAGCTTTCAAGAGACAGCCTCGCATTGAAGATAAGAAAAAATGGAGTGATCTGAGGCATCACCCCAGATACAAGGAGTTCTTCGATGGCTAAGAAAAATGGAGGTCCCATTGGACCATTAAAGCCTGGAAAACCTAGACGTTCAAAGCTAGGTCCAAAGGAACAAGGTAAAGCTAAAACCAGTAGATCTGGTAATGGAGCTAAATTAAGATGATTGCTCACAATACATTTTGTTATGAGTGTACTAAAAAAGGAGCTATCCGTCAAGAAGTACATCTTATTAATGGGCAGTATTTTTTCTGTAGTAAAGTCAGAGCATTTGATACTCAAGAACCTGAAACCATGATTTTTCATTGCAATGAGAACGGTACAGTTCTTAATTGGAGTGGTGAATATGAAGAACATTCAGACAAAGAATTGAGTGATGTTATTTTAGATTTTGCTCAAACTTTTAAAACCAACAAGGAGAAACACAATGGCTAGTGTTGAGTTTGATGACTATGAAGTTGATTATCTTGTAGATAAAATTAGAGATCAAATGGACGTTGAAACTATTGCTGAAGATGTCTTTGATAATCGTGAATACGATCTTCGTAATAGTATTGTAGAAGATGTTTCATCTGATATTGCCGCACATGTGGATCTTGAACCAGTTCTTGATCAAGTTAATGAAGCTTTAGAACGAGATTGTTGTTGTAAGATTGATGATTTTATTACTGGAATTATTAATTGCATCTCTTCTCGTCAAGATGACTTTTATACTGCAATGGCTACTGGAGTTATTAAACAACGAGAAACCTTGCTTAGTCAACTTAAAGAAAGAGATGACGTAATTACTCATCTTCGTGATCAGCTTAAAAGCCATGAAAAGCAAGAAGCTAACGCTTGTAACGAACAATTCAGGACTAGCGATGGAGAATGATAGATTTACAATTGAAGTTGAAGTAACTACTCAATATTATGAGACTGTACAGTTTACATTCTCACAAGAAACGCTTGACAAATCTAATTATAAGAATAAGGATGAACTTCTTAAAGGCATTCAATCTGGGGACTTTGAGCCCTTTGAGTGGGCGGAAGACGAACATTGGGATTCTTATGACAGCGAGATCAAACATATTTATTGGGAAGATGCTAAACATGTCACATAACCGCGCAGTCTACTGTGCAGATGGAGAACAAATGCCTAACTGGTGTGAAAATGAAGTAAGTATGAGCGGTGGTAAGTCTGATATGGAAGACTTTTTCGCTGAATTTTGTGAACAAGATCCAAGCGAGCCAACTCGTTATCGTTTCTTGTATGAAAAAATCTCGCCTATTGGTGAGTATGAGCAAGATGATACCAATTGGAATCAAGTCCAAGCTCAACGTGATGCTTGGGGTTGCAAGTGGGATATGACTGATTATGCTTTTACTACGTATACAGAAGAGTGGAATGATAAAGAGTGGATTCACCTTGAGGGTAACTATGATACCCCATGGGGTCCACCCTACAAGATCTACGACAGAATTGTAGAGATCATTGAAGAGCGTGACTGGGACATTGAGTTTAATGAATGGTTCTTCAAGGAACCCGGCATGCAAATAGCAGGATGGTTGCCAGAATGAAAAGCTGGCATACCTTTACAATAGATGAATCTACTGTTAGACATGGCTGTGCAGAAGATTTTCGATTTTGCTATTCAGAAGAAGATATTATTAAAATGCGTACAATTGATATCCCTCACATTATTGAACGGTTACAATACATGCATGAAACATCTAAAATGCTCGAAGAAGAGCATTGGGATAAGATGCGTGCTATGACCTGTGACGAGGAATATGATTAATGTTCTGGTATTTATTAGCTTTTCATGGAGACGAGTTAGAAACTCATATTTATACTTTAGCTATTTATTCTGTAATTATGACATTAGGTTTTCTTACATTATATTTAAAAAGGAATAAAGATCGTGGATTATGAAGAATATTGGAAAGATTTAGTTGAGGCTATTATTAGAGCAGATCAAGCTCAGGTGCAGTCTCACATTGATGAGTACGAAAGACAGCTAGAGGAAGAAGAAGATGAGTGATAATATGTACAACGAGGCTCAGCTCTTAAAAAGAGTAGATCAAGAGGTATATTGTCGTATTAATCTTATTGGTGAGCATCTTATGAGAGATGATCTTCCTTGGGTTCATATTCATTATCCCCTGCTTGAGGATGATGAAGGCTTTGAACCTATGCAATATTTTCTCATTTCTTCTTATTTAGCTGAAAAAATGTTAGCACAACCTTTGACTAGAGATGCTATAATCGAAATAGATGATGGTACTTGGATCTGGGTCCGCTGTGGATGCGGGTACGCCCTTTCAGAAGATCTCAAAGAGTACCTTGTTTAAAGGAGGTAATTACTATGAGTGATGAACAAGCTTGTTGTTTAGAAAAAGTCAGTAGTTTTATTAGTGAGTTTAAATCTGTAGACGAAGATTTTAGTGTTCGTCGTATTCAGAATGCTTTCATTGTTAAAATTGATGGACGAGATTCTAACGACAATTGGATGAACAGAGAGTTTTCTGTTCCTAATATTGAATACGTAAATCAATGCGTATTGCAATGGTCACAAGCACCTAAGAGCACTTGACTCTTAGCTTTCGTAGCTCAATTGGATAGAGCAACTGCCTTCTAAGCAGTAGGTTGCAAGTTCGAGTCTTGCCGAGAGCGTTTCAGGTCCCGTAGCCCAATGGTAGAGGCAGAGGACTTAAAATCCTTCCAGTATGGGTTCGAGTCCCATCGGGACTATTGCCCACTTAGTATCAACTACAGTCGCAAGGAACTTAGGTATACATAGGAATCATAATTGGATAACACATACTTAATCGGGCTAGAAATAGCTAGAGAAGAAGACATGCTACTAGCTGGCTTGCGAAGGTATTGGGGAACCACAGGACTTAGCTCTACAGCTTCAGAAGCTGAGTTAGCTATCTCTCAAGACCCCTCAGTACTTAGAACTACTGAAGAAGAGATCATTCATTATTATGGTCCTTACTTTATACCTGCATTTAAAGAGATGCAGTTTAGTATTTTAGAAGGAATGAGACAATTTACTAGCTGGCAAGTACCAGCTCTCTTTCTTACACCAGAGCACTTAGCTCTTATTACATTTAAATGTCTTATACCCTCAGCATATCCTAAACGAGATCATGGTGTTTCTATTATTGGTAATCGTATTAAACTACAAACTGTAGCTCAAAATATTGCTGAGCAGACATGGCAACTCTTGCACTACCTTAAGGCAAGAAGTGAGCATAAAGAGATTTGGTCTTATCGGTCTAAGATTATTAAGAACTGGACTGCTAAGAAACGTAATAGGTTTGTTAAAGAAGTGGATAATATGGCATTTATGCCTAAGAAGGTTAAGCTTCAGTTTGGTATTGCCTTACTTCAGTGTATTGTAGATGCTGTTAAAGATGAAGATGTACAAGAAGGTAACTACTTTGCTCGTCGTATTCTTCATTGGGACGGTAGAAAAAGAACATCATATATTGAAGTAAATCCTAAGATTGTATCTGACATGATTGACAATCATAGGTTTAGACAATGGCTTAGACCCAAATGGGCTCCTATGATTTGTACTCCTAATCCTTGGACTAAAAAGAATGGTCGTTGGGAAGGTGGCTACATTGTTCCCGGTATGCAGATGAAGTTTATTCGTCCTGCTTCTCCGGGCTATGACTCTTTTGGTTTGTCTGAAATGTCTCACCAAAGTGTACGGGCTATCAATGCTTTGCAAAACACTAAGTACAAGGTCAATGACAAGATTTGTAAGATTATGAATTATGTCTTTGTCAATAATTTGGAACTAGCTGACTGTCCTAGATACTCTCAGGATGACTTTGCATTTCAAGAGTACGAAGGTCCTACAAAAACTGAGGAGGGCAGGTACATGCCTGAGTTTGCTCAGCACCTATCACAGCTAGAAAACGCACACAAAGAGTGGGCTAAGTTGTGGGCTGACAGGCTGCGTATGATTCAACGACTTGATCTTGCAAAAGATTTATCAAACTTTGATTGTTTTTATCTACCTATTACTGTAGATTTTAGAGGTCGTTGTTATACTTCTACAGAAATGTTGAGTCCTCAGGGCTCAGACTTTGACAAAGCATTGTGTTGCTTTGCTGAAGGTAAACCTTATGATGATAAAGGTCGTTACTGGATGAAGGTTCAGATTGCTAATCTGTGCGGAGAAGACAAGTTGTCCTTTGATGACAGAGTTAGATGGTTTCATAAAAATGAAAAGTATCTTAAAGCATCTGCCCATAATCCTATCGACAATACGTTCTGGTCTAAACAAGGCGATGATCGTAAAAAGTGGCAGTTACTTGCTTCACTACTAGACTATTATGATGAGTCTGGTATAAACTATGTAGCTGTACAAATGGATGGCTCTTGTAATGGCATTCAACACTGGTCTGCTATCGGCAGAGATCCAGTAGGTGCTAGAGCTACTAATTTAATTCCTGTTTCACAACCATGTGATCTTTATACAGAGGTTGCAGATGCTGCTAATAAGTTCTTATCTACTAATGTAGAGGACGATTGGCATTCGGCGTGGAGAGAAGAAAGAGTAAGCAGGAAATGCGCAAAGAGGCCTTGCATGACTTATGCTTATGGTGTAACATTGCATGGCTGTGTAAGAGCTTTAAAGGAGGACGGTCATTGTGATTGGGCTGGCGAGAAAAAGGGATTGGCTGCTAAGTATATTGGTACTGTTCTAATGAATGAAGCTATACCTTCTGTAGTCTCAGCTTCCTACCAGTTTATGGCATGGGCTAAGGAGTTAGCCAAGCAGGTAAACGAGGCAGGAGATTACTTAGAATGGGAGACTCCAATTGGGAATGTTATTCGACACAATTATTACGAAGACAAAAAAGTTCGTTTACGTGTTGATTCCCAGTTGGTTGTCTTTTCCATTCCTGCTGAGAAAGACGCAAAACTTAGTACTTCAGAAATGATTTCAGGTATTGCTCCTAATTTTATACACTCGTTAGATGCAAGCCATATGCTTGATACTATTAATCGTATGTATAATGATGGTATTAGTTCTTTCTCAATGATCCATGATTCTTTTGGATGTCATGCAAATGATGTGCCTAAAATGCATAAACATATTAGAGAATCATTTGTAGAAATGTACGATAATAACAATCCATCTCTTGTATTGGCTGAAACTACAGCTAAGAAAAGTACAACAGAGGATTGGGAATCCTGTACAATTCACCCTCCATCACGGAGCTCACTAGATATTCATGATGTTTTACAATCAGAATACTTTTTTTCGTGAGGTACTATGGGTAAAGATAACTTTATTAGAAGAGGTAATGAAGATGCTCGCCAACTAGGTGGGGTCAATGCAGATTTAGATAAATGGGATTCTCAGGGTCGCAAACTAGGTGCGGGTAAAGGAGATCATGTTTCTGCAGGACGTATTCATACCAAAAAATACAGAGATGCTATGGAAGCTAATGAAGCTTATGTGAGAGATGAAATCACATTAGAAGAATGGCGACACATTGTTCATGGTGTCAAGCCAAAAAGGAGGCGAAAAAATGAGTAGAGTTTTGGTTGTAGGAGATACACATGCTCCAGTTATGCATCCTAACTACGTTAACTTTCTTGCTGATGTAAGAGATGAATGGGGATGTGACGAAGTAGTACACATCGGAGATCTTGTCGATTGGGCAAGCATTTCTTACCATCCGAAAGCACCAAGTCTTAAGAACAGTGAAGCAGAATATCGTAAAGCATATGAACAAGTGCAACAGCTGTATGCAGAATTAGGACCTAGTGTGACATGGTTTGTAGGCAATCATGATGCTTTAACAGAACGTCATGCAACAGACTGTGGATTACCTCTTAGTGTATTAAAATCATATTCTGATATCTGGGGTGTTCAAGGTTGGGAAGTAATTCCACGCTATGGTAATAAAGTTATTGATGGTGTCATGTATCAGCATGGCGACAGAGGCTCAGGTGGACAGAGAAACTCAGCATATAACAATGCAAGGGCTCAATTCTGTTCAGTTGTGCAAGGACACTTTCATAGTCAAGCCGGAGTAGAGTTTTATAATAATGAACGCTTTAAATGCTTTGGTATGCAAGTGGGCTGCGGTATTGATATAAAAGCTGCAGCTATGGACTATGGCAAAAAATTTAATCAAAAACCCATTCTTGGGTGTGGAGTAGTTATAGACGGAGAATTGGCTGTATTTGAGCCAATGTCGGTATGAAAGAAGTTTTGCAAAAAATTAGTTATTATGCTCTTACGTTAGGGCTACCTCTTACTATAATACTACTCAATTGTTTTCTACTGAAGGAGATTATTTATGGCTAACAAATACGGAAAGTCTTTTGTTACACCTAACGCCACGGTTACTTGGGCTCACTTACACAAGCCTGATGTTAAGTTTGGTAATCCAAACCACAACATTACTGTTGAATTGACAGAAGAACTTAGCAATCTTATTAACGATGCTGCAAAGAAATGCAACTTCTCTAAGGTGTCTAAGGTCAACGGTGTGTCTGAACGAGATGGAGTCAAGTTACTCAAAGTAAAGAATAGTCAGTTTGCTAAGGATAATCCTAGCACTGTTACGTTCCCATGCTTTGATTCACAAAACACAAAGACTACTGATACTCCTTTTGGTGGAGATGTAGTTCGTTTGCGTTTGGTTCCAGCACTTCTTGAAAGAGATAACAGCATGTCTCTCTATCTTGATGGTGTCCAAATTATTGAAAAGAACGAGCAGAGTTCTGCAGCAGGTGGCTTCGATAAGGTCGAAGGCGGTTATGTTTCAGAGACAGCTACTGCTACAATGACTGAGGAAGCAGAGCCCGAACAGGGCGCAGACATGCCATTCTAATGAATGCATAAGCTGGCTATCAAGCCGCTTAGTATGAATGAAGCATTCATGGGCAGAAAGCGTAAAACTGCTAAGTACAGAAACTATGAGATTAAATTACCCAAGATGCTCCCAAAGCTCAGGATACCAAGGACAGGTCCTCTGTCCTTGCGTATCCGGGTTGGGTACAGTAATCGAGCTTCTGACATTGACAACTGCTTGAAGCCCTTTATTGATGTCTTACAAAAACACTATGGCTTTAATGATAATAGAATCTACTATCTTGAAGTCACTAAAGTTAAAACGGACAAAGGTAAAGAGTACATATCATTTAAGCTAAACGGCTTATCGCAAGAACCAGTAGATTAACAAAGATCCCCTTTCAGTAATGAGAGGGGATTTTTTTATCGGAGAATTATGAAAGAAGAAGAAATTACTTTTGTTGTAGACAGGGAACAATGCCCTGAATGCCATCGTCAAGGCAAGGATACATCGTGTGATAACCTTGCTAGGTACAATGATGGCCATGCTCACTGCTTTGCTTGTGGTCATCATGAAAACACCAGCGGTTCTTACGTTAAGAAAGCCGTTAAGGTAGAGGGCAACTGGAATCCATACAACGGATACTTTACTGACCTCGAAGATCGCCAGATCAATGTGAAAACTTGCAGGCTATATGGCTACAAGTGTGCGCAGGTTGGAGAGCAAGAGTTTCAGTTCTGGAATGCGTTCAAGGACGGTACTCTTGTTGCACAAAAGCTGAGAAAGAATGACACAAAAGAGTTCAAGTGGGTAGGCAATAGCCGTAACCCTGAGCTATTTGGTCAAGGTTTGTTCAAGATGAACGGCAAGAGACTGGTCATTACTGAGGGTGAGATTGATTGTCTTACTGTATCTCAGCTTATGGAAAACAAGTGGCCTGTTGTATCGCTGCCTAACGGTGCAGCCAGTGCTGTACGTGATATTAAAAATAATTATGAGTTTGTTGCATCGTATGAAGAAGTGGTCTTACTCTTTGACAACGATGATGCAGGTCGTGAGGCAGCTAGGGCTGTTGCAGACATCTTGCCTCCGGGCAAGGCTAAGATTGCTAAGATCATGCTTAAGGACCCCAATGAGCATATGCTTGCTGGAGAAACCAAAAGTCTAATCAATGCTATTTGGGAAGCACAGCTTTACAGCCCAGATGAGATTTTGCATGTTAGTAATGTGATTGCTGATAATAATACCAACACTGAGGTGTGGTCCATTCCTTGGCCCGGACTGAATGAGTTTCTTATTGGTCAGCGTAGCGGTGAGATTACACTCTGGACATCAGGTACAGGCTCAGGCAAGAGTACCATTGTTCGTGAGCTAATCTATTCTCATCTGAATGAGGGACGTAGCATAGGTGCTATCATGCTAGAGGAAACACCACAAGAAACTGTGGATGATATTATTTCTCTTCATATTAACAAGCCTATTAGATCTATTCGTGCTGCTAATACCATGAATGATCTTAGAGAAAGCATGGGTGTTGAACGTGTTGAATACACCGTATGTGATAATTACTCGGAAGAGGAATATCTTGAGGCTAAGAAATGGTTGGCAGAAACAGGATTCTATGTCTATGATCATGAAGGTCACAATGCTATGCAAAATCTTTTACAAAGAATGGAATTTATGGCTACCAGCTTGGGAGTCAAGGTTATTATTCTTGACCACATTACTGCGGCAGCTACCGCTATGATGGCATCAGAAGATAATAACAGTGAGCGGCTTTTGATTGATACGCTTATGAAAGGTATTCGTTCTTTGTGCGTTAGGACTGGAGTTCACGTTGATGTAGTATCTCAGTTGAAAAAGACTGACAAACCATACGAAGAAGGCTCTCGCATTACTTTGCAAGACCTTCGTGGCTCAGGTTCCCTATCGTCTGTTCCTAACACCGTTATCGGTTTGGAACGTAATCGCCAAGCAAGTAACCATGATGAAGCCAACACTACTGTTGTTCGTATTCTAAAGAATCGACTGACTGGTAGAGCTGGTGTTGCTACAGGTCTGTTTTACAGTCATGATACAAACAGGCTGGAAGAGGTAGATCCTACGTTTGTAGGAGGAGTACCGGAGTTCGCTAGTGTCTAAACCTAAATTTACTTATGAAGTATCTATGGGCTTTATGCAAATTCTTAGGCTTATTCTAACTCATCCTGATCGTAAATCTTTTCTTACAAACGATCTAAAAGCAGCGTTTACATGGATTATGCAAACCTTAAAAGAGCATGAGAAAATATGAAACAAAAAGCCCTTGTCTTTGACATCGAAACAAATGGCTACAATGAATTAAAGATTAATCAAAAGGGACAGGTTACTACAGAATGCGATACTGTCCACTGCCTTGTGGTGGTAGATTTAAATACAAGAACTGAACATGTTTTCTATCCTCATCAGATTCAAGATGGTATTGATTTTCTAGCCACAGGGGATGTGTTAATTGGACATAATATCATCAACTATGATCTTCCTGTCCTCAAAAGGCTTTACAATGCTGAAGTCTTAGAGGACAAGAAGGTTATAGATACTATGCTTATGGCAATGCTTTTGTACCCTGACCGGCAGAACAATGAAGCTAAAGGCTACAGCCTAAAAGCTTTGTCCGAAGCCTTTGGTTTAGATAACCAGAAGTCAGAGTATGAAGGATCATGGGAAAACTTCAACGCATCTATGTTAAAATATTGCATAC